AATCTCCTGCGATTAATTTGATCATGATGCGATCTCCTCTTGCGTGTTTTCATTTATGTTTACATCTGTTTTGTCCATAGTGTCGGCCATGAAGTTTTCTTCTAGGTATTCGTCAGCGTCAAATTTGACGTATGTTCCGCGCGGTAGCACGTTGTCCATTGAAAGCGCGCCTGCAATTGCGTCGGCATACAGTTTTACGCCAAACAAGTACAGGTCTGCTCGAGCCTGTTGGCTTGACTGGTATGAGTAAGCACCAGTTGCAACACCGACCAAATACGGTGGAACATTGGCTAGGCGTGACATTTCCAAAGCCTGATATTGCGATGCTTCAATCAGCAACATTTTGTCAGGCGTTGAATTGGTTTCGGTGTACGACAAGTATTCGTTGAGCGCGGCGGTCTGGTTTGTTGCGCGCGCTGCATTAAATGCGCTTGCCAAATCAGCAAGTTCTTGCGCGCTTAGTGGTTCGCCACCAGTTTGTTTAAGTACGCCTGCAGGGATGCTTGATGATGCGTTGCGGTTGCGCGCTGCTTCAAGTTTGAGCGCGGTCTCAATGGCACTTGGTGCGGAATAGATCAGGCCTTGCGCTGGTGACAAGAATTGAACAAGGTTTGCTGGATCAATTTCTCCACCTTGGAAGTACACCTGTGACGATGGAGCAAACCAAACAGGGCCAGCCATGTCGGTCGTGGTAACCGAGCCTGCAGGCAGTCGAGTGAACGATGCCGGGTATCCGTCAGCTGTGCGCGACGTGATGTACCAGAACGCTCTGCCAAACATCATGAGGTCATCAAGTGTCCAGCTCATAAGAAACTGGAACGAGACAGTTGGGTCTGGTCGGCGCACCCATGAACGTGGCGCAAGGTATTCGCACATCATTTCTTTGTTTACATCGTCCCAAACTTCTGTGTACATTTGCAATGGCATTGAGCCAATTACAGATGCCATAAGGTCGCGCGCGCGATTGATTGTTGGCACGCTGATTGCTTGGTTGCGTGCTTCACCTTCGCGATACGTGTAGTACTGGCCGATCATGTTTACGCCAACATTGGACGACGAATAGCCAGGAGCAAAACCGCCTGCAGCTGCAGCCTTGCTTGGCGCTGGGCTTATTGCTGCTTTTTTGGTTTTGTTAAAGATCGCCATAGTTACCACTCTGCCATATAGGTGGCAACCGCACGTGACTAATCCGATTCCGACAAAAGGCTAGAGCGTGCGGTCGCCGACGAGAATGTTAGTGGTTAACAGCCACAAGCATGGGTTTACCTGAGTGGACTGGTCTCGCGCACATACCGACTCCCCAGACCATTGTTCGGGCTAGTTCAATCGGCCCAGGAGATCGCTTAGAAGAAAGCACGATTGTGTTGTCTGTGCGAACAGCGACGGCGCGCTGGACGTGTTCGGCAAGCAGTTTTTCTCCTGTGTGTAACAGTCGCGCTTCGGCGATCATGTTTTTGGCTAGTGGTGTAAACCGTCCTAGTTCTGCATAACCAACGACGACTCGGCGGCGCTCGATGTTTGGTGGGCAGGTTGCGTCCACGGTCGGCGACAGGGCAAACCTAATGGTTGGGTCTTTGGCGAGTTCTTGCACATTCTCCCACAGCTCTGTGATTGACTCGGCAATGAATGCAACGGTGACAAGCACTCGACCGTCTGACAGGTTGACGCATCTGGTCGCGCTGTATCGGGAGTCGTCCAGCGAAGACTCGATCGCCACGACTCCACCGCTAGGGATGTCCCCCGTGTACTCAAGGGACGGCCAACGCCCTGGCTCAATCCAGCCGCGCACGACCGATACCCATAAATTAAGACTGGCTCTTAAGAAGCTGGCACGATCGGGGTTTGTGGATTCTTGCCTAATTGTGTCCATGTCCAATGTGTAACCGAGCGCGGGATTACCCCATGCCCATGACGCAGGATGCAGCGGGTCAAGGCTTGGGTCGGGCGACCATTCGGCCATATACATCGTGGACGGCTCGCCCTTGTCAATGGCTCGAATGCCAGCTTCACGCCAACGCTGAAACAACACAGATTCTTCGGTGCCAGCTGTAGAGAAAAAGCAAGCCAACGGGTTTTTTCTAGCGCGCTGTGCCGGCAAGAGACCGCCCTCAACCGAGTCAGGGTTCACGTCAAAGAGTTCGTCCACGATCACCAAGTCAATGCTCATACCGTGACCTTGGTTGGGCTTTAACGCTTTGACCCACCATTTGCTGCCGTCTGGCATGGTGGCCTGATAACGACCGTACGACTTCACGATCTTTGCGCCGTAATACTCTTCAAGAATTGGGGCCAAATCATCAAACAACAAGCAAGCCAAATCCAAGCGGTGCGCGCCAGAAACAACGGTCTGCTTACCGCCTCGAATCTTGGGCATCTCCACAAGCCAAAACAAGATCAGCGCCTGGATGATTGTGGTCTTACCGTTCTGACGCGCAACCGACACAAGGCTCGAGCGATGCACAAACTTCTGATTGGCGTCAACCGCCAGCATCCCTTCAAGAGCATGTAGTTGCCAAGGCATCAGATCAATCTGCAGCACTTTCTTTGCCATGTCCCCCACAAGTCCAGCTAGTGAGCCGGCATGGTCAGGGACCATCGTTTCCAGTCTCGGCTGATCGTGGCCAGTTAGCGCTGGTTCGGGCTGGTTCTGGCCTTTTGCGACAAATTGTTGGTTGGGGCTCGGGGGCGTTTGAGTTGCGTATAAAAAATCGTTTATTGCTTTCTCACGGTTTTGTTTTGCGTTTGCGAGTTTTTTATTTCTGTACGTTGCACCACGCGCTGAGTTGCATGACTTACATGCTGCGACTATGCCGTCTTCTATTGAACCATCACGATCGGATTCGACTAGATGATCTAGTTCTGTTGCAGGATTTCTTTTGCACCAATGGCAGATGGGTGAGTCGCGCAGTAGTTCAGCACGTGCCTGCTTGTAGATGTTGGTGTCGTATTCTGATCGTTCGCGTGTCATGCTCCCGCGCCTTCGGCTTGGGCTAGCGCGGCGCAAGCGCCTTGCTGTTGGTGTTTGTGTGTCATGTGTGTTGTCGGGTTCATGTCGGTGCTTTCTTTGTTTGTTAACTGTATGTCATCTGCAGGTCAAGAGATGTGTGAATGCTCCACCCACCAGATTGCCCATCCTGGTACCCATTGCATTCAGCTGATTATGTTTACAGCTCGCCTCGATGCTTTGCCCGTTTCATTTCGTCTTGCATGATTCAGGGCGCACCGATCTACCCACGTTTCCGTGTGTCACCAACTGCCGTGCGAATGGCTTAGGTCGTGCTACTAGCCGATTGTTTAGAGTCTGGGATTGCTGAGAGTGTAGAGAATGTACTCCATGTCACTTGGCTTCCAAACCGCTGCATGACAGCCAGCCAACTCACACGCTTTCAACCAAACCTTTTGACCTGGTGTTGTCTTACCCTTCTCCGCTTTCAACTCAATCACCAACGGCCGACCGCCTTGGAACGGGTGAACCATGAACAGATCAGGAAAACCCGCATCGCCTTGCACATTTGTCATCCAGCGTCCTCGACTGTTCTGTGCCGGCAGATCGTGATGCACTAACCAGCCGTAACGCTTAGCAACGCTGATCACCATGTCCTTAAAATCGGCTTCGCTGATCTTGGCGTCTAACTTCACTAGATCGTTTCCGTCCAAATCTTGTCAGCCAAGTGCGATATTGCGTACCTGATCTTGTCTCTTGCTTGGGTCTGCTCGGTCAACAGAGTCGGGTAAATCGCCTGTAACCGTTCCAGCGCGCTAATCATTTCTTCTAATGTCATTTCTTGCCTTTCATACAGACGAGCAAGGTTGCCCAAACACCCATGCAGATTCCAATGATGTTGAATGCCACGTAACTCATTTAAGGCGCTCAATGATCTTGGATGCTTCATGGGATTTCAACAGCTCTAACACGGCGCTGTCATCGTTAAGGTTGAGTTGAATCATCTCCAGCAATGCCAGATCATCCATGCCTTTGTCTTTGGCAAGCTTCTTGATATAGCCAATTTGCTTAGGTGTGGCAAATGCGCCAGAGGGTGTGTGCATTTGCGGTTGTGGTGATGTGGTTAGGCGCTCGACCTTTTGCATCTCGTTACGTGACGGCCTAGGGCCACTAGCAGGAGCCTGCAGCGGGCAGTTGGCTATAGCGCGACCAATGGCGCTGGTCTCACAGTTTTCTACAAATGAGGTTGCGTTGACACCGCGATCGCTTTTGACTTCTTCTGCGTAACCTGTAGCAACTGGCACTTTGTCTTCTTTGTCGGCGTACAGCTCTGCATAGAACACGCAAGCATCGCCTGTGTAGTTCATCATGCACGTATAGACCCGACCGTTGGGATATGCAGCCCAGAACCTAACAAGACGCTGTTCTACGGTTTCGTAGTTGCTTAGGTCAAAGCCCATCAGATGCCTGCCCAAACAGATAGGCGTTGTGCATGGTCATGCGCGCCACCGCGCTGTGCGTATGCCAGTTCGCCTGTGTTGCGGATGATGCCACGTCGAGCGGCAGCATTTAGTCGTCCAGCAATACCCTTGGTAACTGGGAACTGATCGCCCAGGTGTTTCCAAATGTCGTCAGATGTAAAGAAGCCTTTAGTCCGCGCAACGTGCAAGATTGCAGCGTCAACTTGGTTTTGTTCTGGTCGTGTCCAGCGCGCATCAGCAGATGATTGTGATGCCAACATGCCCTCAATGAACGGTGCGTTCTTTCGTGCCGGCACACGGCCATCACAAACGAAATGTGTTTTGCCTGTTATCTCTGGGTAGGCAATTGCTTCTTTGCAGATCGTGCAGGTTTTCATTGTCGGAATCTCCTTGTCGGTTAGGAATGTGCTTGTAGTGCTTTGATTGCTAAGTCGAGTGTAGTCACATCGTGCAATGGCATCGGGTCTTCTAATGACAGCGAGTTTTTCATGCCTTTAAGACGTTGAATAATGCTTGCGTGAGGGTTTTTCTTTACGGCCATAATGTCGTCAATTAGATCAAACATTGCCATTGTGTGATTTGTTTGCATTGCTTGCTCCAATACCATTCGTCGGGTTTCTTCAGTAAGTTCGCCTTGATTCCATGCAACACCTTCGCTCATTTGACGCTCCAAGGTCCCCAGCCGAACCCGTAGCGCTCGACTCCGTAGTTGTAAATTGCTAATCCTGCGCGCAAGTTAACATCAGCCTGTAACAGATTTTGTTTTTGTGTGATGATGCCTTTGGCAATAAGCCATTTGTGCCATGAGCCGTTGATCTGAAGTAGCCCACGTGAGCCGCCAAATGGATCTTTGCGATTTACCGCGTTAGGTGTGCAATTGGATTCACGCTTCATGATGGATTCGAGCACGGTGCGTTGATCTGCAGGCCAGCCAAGGTTTACGGCAAGCGCGCTGAACTGTTCACAAGCCGACGTGTATGGGTCAATGTAAATCGTGGAACTGGTTGTTGTAGTCGGCTCAATCATGTAATCCCGTGCTATTGGGTAGGTGCTAGATGGGCCGCCAGACGCGCCAGAAGCCCCTGTAAGCGCCGTAAGCCCAAAGACCGTACAAAGCACTAGCCCTATAATTTTTTCTGCTAAATAGTTCATCTTTTCTCCAAAGGTATAGGCACGCCCCAAGATGAAACGTGCGATCGGAATGCAATTTGTCCCATGAGGAACTTTCCCGATTCTGGGTTAGTAAAGATCTGAACCAAGATTTCTTGGCCGTTGTCCATTACTCCTGTATAGACGCTGTAGTCAACTATCTGCGGGTCAGTCATTGCCTGTCCTTTTGTCGGTACTCCGACCCTAGAACATAGATCAAGCCTTGGGTGGGATTTCCCCAAACACCTTTAAGAATGCGGCTTTAACCCAGATTACTGAGTCGGCGGCCTGTGGTGTGATTTCAATGTGGAACCAGTCGCCACCTGGTGCACCGTGGATTGTTGGCTTGTCATATTTAAGCCATGCGTACCGATCGCAACGCCATGCTCGACCCTGTGGTTCTGGGAAGTAATCCAAAATACATTGCAAGCCAAGATCGTTGGCGTTAGCAACCAGTCTGTCAATAAAGAGCAACGCTTCTTTGCGTCCTGCTTTCGGGTTCTTTTCGTTTTTGCGATACGACAGGTCTACAGCTCTGCCAGTTGCGTGAACTGACAATGAGCCTGGCTTACCGCGCATGTCACGTTGACCCCAAGACCCGTTATTCCAAAGCGCGCCATTTGATGCAGCAATCGCTTGTTTTATCCATTCGTTCATGCCGGCACGTGGTGCTGGTGATGCACCGTCAGCGTTGCCTATGTAGTCGCGTGCGTTAGCCACGCCTGGCTTAGCTTTGGCTATCGCCACGCCCAAAACCTGCATCTTTAGGGTTTACCCAGCGGAGCAATGGTGGAATTACAGCTGCGATTGCGCCTTTGCCGTAGTCACGTGGGTCTGTTGTGCCTGTCGAGTAAACGGCAATGAGCGCGCCGACAACTGAACGTAGGTAACTAGCAAACATTGCTTTGTCTTTAGGGGTGATTTTGTACATGATTATCTATCTTTTCTTCTATTCGGCCAAGTGTTTGGTGTACTTGTCCGTGGTCTTTTTTGTTTTCGTAGCCGATCTTGCTAATAAGTGCCACGAGTACAGCGAAGCCGCCACCGACAAGAGCAACCACAATTTCAACCGCCACGTCACACAGGCTCAATCGGTTCTATTGATGGCAACGGCACAAACACGTCGGTTATTGCGTCATAGGTGTAACCGATGCTTGCAAATGTTCCACGAAAATTGTTGTTGTAAGACGTTTGCAACCATAGGCCTGTTAGCCCAATTGATGCAATAAATTCTTGCCCGACAGGTTCGCTTTCTGGATACGGCAAATAGTCAAGCGTCTCGTTGTTTACCGCAATGACTTCGGTGACAACGCTGTCTTCGTTAATTTGTGCAAAGTAGGCCATTAAATCGTGATGCTTCCTGAACCAGTCCAACTGTAAATTCTGTATCCGCCTGACACGGTGATTGTTGGTGAGCCTGTCGTTGTTGTTGCGGCGCGGAAAGTATCGGGGTAGCGGATTGCTACAAAACCTGAACCGCCAGCACCGCTATTTGCCGTACTTGCACCACCGCCACCGCCACCAGTATTAGCTGTTCCGCTTGTTGCGTTATTAGATTCAGACACGGCACCAGCACCACCACCACCAGAACCACCTGCACCGTTTGTTGTTGTTTCACCTGACAAACGGCCAGGACCGCCACCACCACCGCCACGAGTGACAGCACTTCCAGTTATTGACGACGATACGCCTGCACCACCAGCACCAGATGTTCCAGTTGTTCCGCCTACATAAACAGCGCTTACACCTACAGCGCCAGCACCACCGCCACCGCCACCAGCAGTAACTGATGTGTTTGTGTAGTTTGCGTTACCACCTGCATAACCTTCGTTAGCCGTGCCCGCGCCACCAGTATAAATTCGACCACCAGCGCCACCACCAGAACCACCAGCAACACCGTTATTTGATGAAGCCTGTGAACCACCGCCACCGCCAGTTGAAGTGATCGTTGCAAACACAGAGTTTGTCCCCGAGTTGCCGTTGCCAGTTGTTGACGTTAAAGACGCACCGCCAGCCCCGACCGTCACCGTGTAACTGACATTTTCTAAGGCTGAAAATACTGTTTCGGCTGATGCGCCGCCACCGCTTGCTGCGCCTACGACTGATGATCGATAACCGCCTGCACCACCGCCGCCGCCGTAGTTTCGTCCACCGCTAGCACCGCCAGCAATAACAAGGTATTCGACTGGTATAACTACGGGTGCGCCTACGCCTGCAAGTATTTGCATGACTTATGCCGTCAAGTTGCCGATTACAACCCAGGTGTCGGTCGCAATTTTGCAACATGTAGCAACCGCGTATTGGCCGTTTGTTTTTAGTTTTGTTCCGTTAGATCGCAACGTAACGCCAGCGCCAGCCGTAATGGTTACTACGCCAGCGCCTAATTGCATAATGTTTAACTGTGTTCCAATGCCGTAAGCAACTGTTCCGTTTGGCGGAATAGTCAGCGCAATTGAAGCGGCGTTGTCGCAGGTAATTAATTTGCCGTCATCGCCAAGCACGGTGGTGTAAGTCGTACCAGTTTGGGCATTGATTGCGACCATTGCTGTAGCCAACAATGTCATTTCGGCAGCGGTCAAAATTTGACCAGCGGTAAAGGTTTCTCTAGTTGCCATAAGTGCTCCTATCCTAAAGCATTTGTCGTGTCAATGGTGCCATATGTGGCGTCGTCCAAGATCAGTTCATACACAACGGTGGTTGGCGCGGTGCTGTATAGCACACGATGGCCTGTAGCAAAATCAAGGTAATGCTCGATGCCCTCTACCGATAGCTCTTGTGCCAGTTGGCTAGTGCCGGCACCACTCGGGAATGTTTTTTCTACGGTGATGGTGTCACCAATTTCTAGGGTTGTTAGCGTGTCTCTTTGGGCTGTGGTCAGCATCAGGAACGCTGTTTCTACTGACGTGTAGCGGGCCTCTGGTTCAGGGTTGAGCAAGTAGGACGCCGCGGTATCAATTGATGTTTGCTCATGGAGCAGGCTATTGGTGATGCTGTTTGTCTGAATAAAATATGTGGCAATAGATCCAGCGTCGGTTGCAGTTGCGGTAGAGCCGTCAAGGCCTGTAACGACTACGCGGTTAACTACCTGGTCGGCCTCAAATGAAATGCCTACGCCGTTGTATTTGTAGTTAGTGCCGTCGTCATGGAAGTCTGCTACGGGCCCGCTGAGTGTCGTGCCAATGCGATCTTGGAATGTGAGCACACCATCACGAGACATAAATAGGCGACCAAACTCGGCGGTGTCGTTAATTTGAGCAATGTATTGCAATACGTTTGTTCCCGCTGCGACGTTGTATGAAGCGTCGTGTCCGAGTTCAACGGTGCCTGTTGCTATGTCGCGCGATAAGACTGGGAAGCCAACTTCTGGAAGACTGAGCACGGTGTTGATTCGAGCGCCCGACAATTCTGCAGATGGATTGAATGCGTCTAAATAGGTTTGCGACAGCAAATAGAACTGGTCAGCGCAATAGACCGTCACGGTGTCAAGACCGCCAAGCGCAAAGTTGTAGTCGTAGTTCACCACATAACCCGAGTACAGCAATTCGGCTACATTGGTAGAGCTGTATCTGATTAGTTTGACTTCGCGCATTGGTGCGAGCCCAGGCTTTGATTCGGCGGTGTCGTAGTACGGGCTGTTTTCGTCAAATGGGTTAAAGATGCCGTCCACGTCTTGAATAGTAAATGTCATGGTGCCAGCGCTAAATGTGTCGCCAATGTCGCGTCGGCCGCGCTTTGCTGTGATGCTGGTAGTTGAGTCCATGATGCTTGCAAACTCAGTTGTACCGTCAAGCACGTAAGTAGTGTTATTTAGCAATCCCTTTACAGCGTCGTCAAGGGTAAAAGCATCTTGCACAAACCCTGTGGCAACCTGCAGGTCGTAATTACCTGAGTCAACGACAGCTGTGCCGGGCATTAGGCAATGTTCAGAGCCAACGGCCCTGCACTCCGTGAGTAGGCGCGCAATGCGTTGACCACGGCTTGACCAATCTCGGCGCTAGTTGAGAGTCCGCCTGTGACGTTAATCGTCACTCCCCCGCCCGTATTCATCTTGTCTAATGGCACCACGGCTTCTGGGCCTGACTCGCCAATCAGGGCAAGAGTAGGGGAGTTGACAATGCCACCTTCAGCCATGCGCGGAATGTTTGATCGTCCAGCGGTTTGTGTTGCTGGCCCGCCAACAGACGGCAAATTAATGTGGCTGATTGTGCTGATATCTGGGACTAATGGAATGGCGTTGTAGGCGCGGATGATGCCGTTGACCATCATGATTGCGCCGTTGACAACCGACTCGAATGCGCTGAGGATGCCGTTAATGATTGCGTCAACGCCTGTCTTGAACCAGTCAAATTTGTTGTATGCGGCGACAAGAGCAACGACCAATAACGCGACGCCTGCAGCGATAAGGCTGAACGGGTTTAATGCCATAGCGATGTTTGTTGCCACGATTGCTGCGGCGACCAAACCAATTGCGGCTGCAATAGCCAAGAATGCGTTTGGGTTCTTTTGAGCCCAGTCAGCAAACTTTTGCAAGACGGGAAGCACCGCTTGAACAACTGGCAATAACGCAGCGCCGATTGACTCTTTGGTTTCGCTAATTGAGTTCTTAAGAATTGCCATCTTGCCGGCAGCGGTCTCGGCGTTCTTTGCGGTTGCTCCGCCAAAGGTTCCACCGAGCACGTTCATTACTTCGTCAAGGGTTGCGCCTTCTTTGATCATGGTCGCCATTTCTGGCGACAGGGTTCGCAATGCTTTGAAATTTCCCTGATACGCCTTGGCAAGCGCGTCGGCCACGGTCGTGCTGTCCATTTGTAGGGCTGTACTGATATCCATGACAAGGTTCATGTCTTTCATGGCAAGGTTCACGTCTTTGGTGCCGCGCACTAACGCTTCAAGGCTCTTGCGGTATTGAGTATCTGTAATGCCAGATGCTCGACTCATTGCAGTAATTTGCTTTTCAACCTGTGCGGTCTGTGCAGCGCCAGCGCCAGTCACATTCTGCAAAGTAAGGGCTAACGCTGCCTGTTCTTGCTGATCTTCCATTGCAGCGCTAGTGGCGTCACCGAGAGCTACAGCCAAACCAGTCAGCGCGGCAGCTGCGGGGATTGCAGCCTTCTTAATTGCAAACTGGGCTTTCTCACCCGTGGTTTCTAATTGCTTAAATTGGGCGACAGCTTTCTTAATACCCTTGCCGTCAAACTCAGAAATGATCGGGATATTAATTGCCATTATGCGGTCTCTCTGTTTGCTTCATCCATGACGCGCTTAACCAACTGCTCCATCTCGGACATGACATCGTTTTGGCGTTGCTCGTACGCTTTCCACATTACTCGCGAACGGCTCCCATAACGGGAAGTCAACGCGCGACCTAGTGGGCCTGACATAGACATGTCAAACATGGTGCCCGTAGCGCCCTGCCATTGAATGAGAAACGTGCCGACATTGGTTTTGTTTCCGCCGTATTCTTTGATGTTTCGAGTATTGATCTTGGCAGCAATCTTCTGCTTAAAGCCTGGCACCCACGGCAACATCTTGAACCCTGATTTGGTTGACCAATTGCGCGCCATACCAGACAACGGAGCGGAAGATGGAACAAGCCTGTTGGCGTCGTCAATGACAGGCTGAACGATCTTCTTATAGTCCTTGGTAATTTCACGGCGTAAAGATTTGTCAATCTTGTTGAGCGTCTTCAAAGCTTCTTTAAGCCCAACAATTTCAATCTTTGCCGTTACATCAGACATGTGTTATCTCCGTTTGTTTTGCTCATTCAGCACTTTAATGACAGTTGCCAAGTCCCGTGAGTCAAAACCAATATCGCTAGGCCACCAACCGACCGCGACCAAAACCTCTGCTAGTTGGCGGCGGTAGGTGCCGCGTCCGTAGGGTTTGGGTCTGTCTCGTCCAGTACCGGCACAATGTCGATCTCGGGGTTTTGCTTAAGCCATTCATTCCAGCTGTCAGGTAACTGTTCGCCACGCATTTTGAGGATGTAATACATCCACGCCGCGGTGTCGCCTTGCTTGTAATCGTTGGTGAGATTTGCTACACGACCGCGATCGTTTCGTTCCCATTCGGTAATCACAAACAGGTTTGTGTAGTAATACTCAGGCTCGCTGTCAGGCGTGCGCGTCAACTTAAGTTTGATTTTCACTTGCTCTCCTATGTCGGCTTGGAGCCGTTCGTTATGGGGTGACGTCCACGCTGTAAACACCGCCCTGTAGCTCTATCTCCCATTGCGAAAGCTCTCCAAGGGAAGCATTTATCACGGGAATGCTAGATAGGAAAGTGTCGGTCAAAATAAAGCCAGGGTTTGTTGAGCCGTCTACAGCACTTGTTGGGTTTACTTTGACTGTGCACTTAGTGCCGAGCAATGGCGCCAAAACTGCGTAAGCCTCACTTGCTGCATAGCTGGCATAGACCGTCAAGGTAAGCGAGTTGTTGTAAAGGCCTGCTGTCATTGTGCGCGACGTGGAGCCAAACGCGGTGTCTTCAAGCGCTTCTGCAGTAACAGTCAATGTTGCTGCGGATACCTGATCGGTGATGTCCGCAATGGTGCCGATTGCGGTGCCGATTTTGACTGTTGGATTTGAGAGATAAGTACTTGTTGCCATGATTGCTCCTTAAGTTCTTTCTTGATAGTAGATGATTCGTGTTGCTTAGTTGTGGATTATGCGGTCTGGGCTTGGATGGCGCAATCAAGGTCGTAGCACG